CGTATGTCGCGCCGCCAGTGCTGTTACTTGCCAATACAGTGACTGCCCCTACTCCATTGATGATTGACGCCGTGTACGTGCCAGCGATGGTGTTCACGGCCAGCCTAAAGCCGGCTGGAATAGGTATATCGCGCGACTGCCCGGTGAATAATTGCTGACTCATTTGTGGTACTCCATAAAGTTGGTCATGACGACAACAACAAAACTAAAACGTCTTCCTCGTACTGTTGCAGTCGCTGCATGGCAGCGCGAAGCTCAATGATGCGCTTTTCATCTATTGCACACGCTACTTTTGATGTATCGAGCGTGAACCCGTACATCCTGCTCAATCGGTCCAAAACAGCCTCTTGCACGACTTCGGCCGGCATTGGCATAGCCTCGGTCTGCAATCGCTCCCTGAGTCGTTTGCGCGCCCTGCGTGATGTCTTTTGCGCCTGGTCGATTGCGCGCTGCGCCTCTTGCTCTGCGTCTAGGTAGGCGTCTAGACCTGTATCGTTGTCGAATATCAGTATCTGGCCCTTGCGCCTGATATAGACTTTTGTGTTTTTTACTGGTGAATACCCGCCATCGCCAACTGTAGGAGCTTCCGGCTCGACAGCGCCACCGCTGTCCAGCATTCCGAGCGTTAGAAGGTGAATCCACATAGCCTAGATCGTTCGCGACAACATCACTTTGACCTGACCGGCCGCAACTGCCGTTGTATCGGCGTCGGCCACAACCCCGGTAATTGCGATGCCCAGCCCGAGCGCGAATCGGAACCCGCTAAACCCGATGGGCAAAGTGCAAACACCGGGAACGCCAGACACCGCCGCAGGGATCGGCAGGATCATGGCCGGAACATCAGACGCCAGAACCGGGGCCGTAGCCTTGTTGTAGAGCTTGACGAATGCAACTGCCGCGCCGGTATTGGTGGCGTAGAACGCCTGTAACCCACTGCTGCCAGTGAGAATCAATGCGATATTTGTGCTTGCAAGCGAATTTAGAATGTATGGCGTTGCAGGGACAACCGGGTTTACCGTGCCCGCCGTGACTGTTGCCGTAACCGTGCCGTTTACGGGCTGCGTGCCGCTGATCTGCGCGCCTGGAATGGGCTCAGTGGCGTAGCTGCCCCGTTGTATCTGGTATGCCGCTGTGCCGCTGGTGTGCGCCGTGGCTCGAACGCGCATGTAAGCCAGCCCGTTGACCGATGCCTCCCACGCATAAACAGGGGTGGCGGCCAGCACGCCAGTAGCTACCTCAATCGTATTGGCGTTTGACCGGATAACCTGAATGCCAAACCAGTTTCCATCGGTTCCGTTGGTGCTATCGAGCGATCCTTCGAACGCGGCGTTGTGGCCGACAAGCGTTGTTGCCACCATGCGAATCATTACGTTTGACGAACGATCAACTTGGCACGATACCGTCTGCGAGTTTGCCGTAATGTTGCCCGTCACCAGCGCGTAAAACGCGGGCTGCGCCGACACCTTGAGCCGCCCGACACCGTTTACTTGCAATGGTGCGTAATCGCCATCTGCGCCTATCGCAACTTCGGCGTCTTGCCGCACGGTAAGCGCCATGATTCCGGCATCGCCAGACGCATGCACTGCATCCTCGAGTTTGATTGCCGCTGCCCGAAAAGCCTCCAGCGTCGTCTCTGTTGCCGCGCCTGTCATGCTCACTGGCAGCGGGGACGATGCGCTCACATCCGCATAAGCGCCATCAGCGCCGAATCCCACCTTTGACCTTGGGTATATGACGCCCGCAATATCATCGGCCCCAAATGTATCGGGGCCGCTTGAACCATTGGCTTGAAAGTTATCGGCCATTAGGCAATCCCCACCGCTCTGCCGTTGGCGTCATGAACGATTCGCTTTGGCTTTGGATTAGCAACAGCATCGACAAGCGCCGCGATTGCGTTCATGCTGTCGCCATGCATTTGTGCAAGTTGTTCGATTGGGTTTGGTTTTCCCATGGCCTCAGCCGTTCCAACCTCTGCTAGAAGATCGTCGCCGCTTTGTTCCGTTCCTATCTGCGCAATTCGCAACCGAACCCGCGCGTCAAGTTCAGCCTTCCACTTTTCGAACTCCAGCTTCTGCGCTTCAAGCTGCGCGCTCATCTGCGCCTTTAACTGCTCCCGCTGGCCGTCGCGCTGGTCGTTGCTGGCTTGCAGTTCGAGATTCGCCTGTATCTCTTGCAGCTTGGCCTGTGCCTTTAGCTGCTCGATCTGCATCGTCTGCTGCACCTCAGCCTGGAACTTTTGTCCGTCTGCCTGTTGCTGCGCCTGGAATCGCTGGGCTTCGGCCTGCATCTTCATCTGCTCAATTTGCAGCGGAAGTGGCGGCTCTGGTTTCTTGTTCGGGTCCGGTGGCTGTGGTGGCTGGACAAAGTTTTCAACATCAAGGAAACCGGCGTTCTCCACGATCTTTGTCTGCGTGTGGTACAGGTGTTTGGGCGTCACCAGCCCATACTGCATCATCGCCATCTGGCTTTGCATAACAAGGTTCAGCGATGCGCCCTGCTGCGCCTTGTCGCCCGTTCCAAGACCCACATGCGCGGTCATGCCGTATTGGTCATTCCACGTTGACGGGTCGTATTCCACAAACTCGCCGCGCAGTTCGAAGAACAGGTTATCCATGTCGCCCTCGGTGAGCAACTTAAGGATACCCGCACAAGCTGGCTTTAGGAACACCTCGGCCATGATGCGGCCAATCAGCTCAATCCGCATTTGAGCGTTCGAGAGTACCGCGTTGTTCGCCTGCGCCCCGGCCTGGTTGTTCAGCGTGTCAGCGCCAAGCCCTTGAGACTGCTCCGATACGCCTGACGTAGCTGTGCGCATGTCCCGGATGTATTGCAGCATCGGCATGCTGGCACCGGCTGCAAATGGCGTTACTTGCTGGCCGATGGCGTCCGGCTGACGCATGCGTAGCGCGATGCCTGGCCGGTTGTCGATCAAGTCCTCCATGTTCGCGAACGGATTCCAGTGCTGGTCGGTCAGCACGGTCGTGCGTGGGTTGTTCACCAACGAGAGGTTATCGAGCGTTTGGCGCAGTAACTCCGTATGCAGGCGTTGAAGCGATCCGACCAGATCGTGCAGGCTCATTCCATCCCATCGATGCGTGTTCAGCACTGGTGAGAATGTCGCCATTGGAACGTGCGTGCATATCTCGTTTGAGAGAATGCGCCCGTTAAGTCGCTTGATGTGCCTACGCTCTGCGATGCCGTCGCCGTCAACATCGACTAGGACATACTCCATGCGAAGCCAGCCCATAGTCATCGAATCATCTTCGGTGTCTAGCGTCCCGGCGTCGAATGATGTACTGCCGTCTTGATTGTTGACTTTTGACAGGCGGAACATGGCATCTGCACTCATGCCGTCGTCTTTGTCTTCGCCTAGTTCCTCCGGCGTAACGTCTTTGAACCCCATCTGGTGCAGGTCTGACAGCGACACATGCAGCATGCGGCAGACATACGGGCATTCGTCCAAAAGTGGCGATGTCCAGTCGCGCTTCACTAACAAATCCTCTGGAGAGAATGCGTCAACGCGAACACGCTTCTTTGTCTTGATAACCTTGATGCGTCCCGAGTGCAGATTGATGATGTTGCCATCAGGGTCTAGCAGTGGTTTGCCATCCGGCCCCATGATCGCCTTAGACTCGCTGTGCGTTACCTCTGCGTCTTTGCCCGCCTCTTGCAACAACAATGCGACCATCTCAGTCGTCGCATTCCTGAATGGCTGGCTCGATACCGTCTGCGTCTCTTCCTTGCGCCAGTGCAACGCGCCATTGCGCGAAGTAAGCGCGTCTTTGCAGGCCGTGTAAAGGTTCAGGAACCCGTTGTTCGACTTCATGAAAACGTAGTTCACGCCCGCCGTCGCCTGCTTTGCGCCTTCGACTTCACTCTGCTTTGTCGGGTCGAACGTCACAATCTTGTCGGTTGACACCATCATGCGTAGCAGCGAAGGTAGCACCCACTCAACGACATCCTGCGTATCTGACGTAACGTGCGAACTCCATCCCTCTTCCTCGTTGCCGTAGGGCATGCGGTAATACTCACGCATCGCCGTTTCGCGGTCGCTGCCTAGATCACCCCACACGTAGTCGCCTGCGGCTTCCTGGTGCGTTTGCAGGAGTGTTAATAGCTCTTCGTTGTCCATCTTCATGCGACGGTTCTCCTGCGGTATTTGATCGTTGGCGCCGCCGTCATGTTGTTTGTCATCATGGATTCGGTGAGCGCAAGATAGCGCACGGTGTCAGCGCCGTGGCTGTTCTCGTCGTGCATTGGGGTTGTTGCCTCTTGCGTTGCCTTGTTCACGTTGCGCCTGTACCTGCGAAGTCGCTCAATAAGAAGCGCGCAGCGTGTCTGGTCGAAGTACATACGCGGAAAGCAAAGCCGAACAGACTTGATTCCCGCCTCTACTTCGGTATTAGGCACTGGCTCAGGATTACGCCCCATGCTGCGCAGAATCTGCTCTGCACTGGTGCCGATGCGAAATTCTTTGGCATAACCGTCGTGCGGTATCCAGTCGCTGCCCCAGCTCAGTTTGCGGGCCTGCAGGTCTAGGATGTAATCGCTCATAACCCGGTGCGAATCCTCTACATAGTCCACGATGCGGATCTCGCTCGAATGCTTTTGGGCAAGGATGATCGACATCTTGTCATTCCACCCCAAGTCCCAAACCGCGTGCGTTTGCAGGATCGGATCAATCGGCACATTGCATATACGGCCCATCTTTTCGGCTGCGCTTACCTCGTTAAAGTAGATTGCACCAGTAACAGCGGGCATACACATGCCCTCCCATACGTGGTTGTAATCTTCCTCGGACATCGTAAGCTGTGCGTGCAGGCGCTCTTTCTTGAGCACATCGGGAAACCACGGGTTATCACGCCAGTTCATTTCAACGCAGACGGTATCGGGCGATGGTTTAACGACTAGAAGCTGGTGCGTTGCGTCTGATGCAAGCTCAGGGTTGTAAGTGACCCATATCTCGCTGTTATCGCGCCGGATAGTCGGGATCAACACCTTCCAGCTTGACGCCGTGACTGTCTGCCCTTCCTCCACCCAAACGATTGATGCGCCCTCGAACGACTTTAAACCGTCGATGGTGACATCGGACAAGCCGCCGAAGAAGAATTCAGTACCGTTCTTTCCGATGATCGTTGTCTTTTGGACCGTGTAGAAGTTTTGCAAGTTCATCGCCGTTATCTGGTCTTCCAGCAACTGGTGAACCGATTGGGCTAGGCTCTTTTGAATCTCACGGGTGCAAAGGATGCGCTCCTGACCCATCGCGCCCTTGATGAGTAGCGCTCGAGCGACAGACCACGACTTAGCCGAACCGCGCCCGCCACGAATGCCCTTCATCCTTTTCGGATGAAACAGGAACTCAACTTTCTGCGGGAGATCGTAATTCATGCGTTGGCGTGACGAATGTGACCGTGTGGCTCATCTCTATGGGGTTTTCCGGGTCGCCGGCGTGAACCAGCTTGTCAGCGTACTTCGGGAGCACTTTGCTAAGAATCCACTTTCGTGTATCGACTCGGAGCCGGTTGCGGGCCACTGCGGTCGCGTCCAGCTTGAGCGTTACATCCTCGCCTTCATGTCTCGCCTCTACTTCGGTTTCGTCGGCGATGTTCAGAATGTCGTCTGCCATGCGCTCGTAGCCAATTGCCCGAGCCTTTGCGTATTTCGCAAAAAAACCGCCTCTGTCTTCCATTGCCCAATTGCGAACCGTCGATTCCTTTGGCATCCCCTGTGCTTTGCAGATGCTGTTCAGGCTCTTACCATCGGCCAATTGGTCACAGATCAGGCTTTCCAGCTCTGGCGTCAAGTCATACATTTGAGCGAGTCCTTACGGGTATTCGCGCACCAATCATTTGATGCATCGTTGTTGGACACCCCATGCAATCGGGACTCGACGCCTTCGCGCTGGGTTGCTGCCCTTATCCGCAGTAGTCGCCGCCCGCGTGCGGATCGCGGCAAGGATATGCATCATTTTCCCCTGATGCAACGCGGACGACCTGATCGCGCCATGCGGGGTGTTCGCGGGATGATAGAAAGCGGGCAGTTGCACCCGCTACTAGCCTTTGTGGTTGAATATGCTCGAGACCCCGGCCAATATCCGGCTAACCACTGTTGCAGGCTTTTCGGTCCTAGTGCTTTGTCCGGTTAGGCAGTACATCGTGTTGCGCCTTCCCTTTCCCCGTCCTAGCCCGCGATGCGCCATGACTTCGATGATTCCCCATTGCTTGAGGTTATAAAGCGCGCTTGTGACCTGAAGCGTGCTTATGCCTAACTCGCTGGCGATGATGTCCCTGTCATACTCGCCCCGGATCATCAGCACCAGCACCCGGCGCATGTTTGAGTCTGCCTTTTCGAACTTCACCGAGCGCAGCGCGCCGATGCGGGGTGTCGTGTTGATTGATGGCTTCATGCTATCGCCCTTTCCTGTGCCCGGTTGTTTGCTTGCTCAGTGCGCCAAATCTCGACCCTCGCCTGGGCAGCGATGATGTCCCACTTCAGTTTTTCCTCAATCTCAATTGCGGACTTCAAGCCGTCCAGGAGCTGCAAATACTCCGCGTGGGCATATGCGTACTGCTCCCGAGCGTTCGCTGCCTCTGCGGTTGATTCAGCCATCAGCAGGGCCTTCTTTGACTTCCTGAATTCCTCCAGGTAGACGCGCTGCGCCTTTGCTGCTGCAAACCTGCTGGCGTTGGCGATGATGTAGTCCACCGCTTTATGTGGATCGCGCAGCTTTTCTCTCATGCCGCCCACCTCCACACTTCGTATGCCTCGGCTGGCGTTTCCCCGGTGCCGACAAATATGACGCCGGCCTGGGTACTCTCGCACCACCAGACGCCGGAATGCTTGCGGATTCGTGGTTTCACAGTCGCGCCTCCAGTTCCTTGCGCTTTGCCACGTACCGCGCGCGAATCTCGATCAATTCCTCATGCGTCCACTTGTGCACCGCGTTATTTGTCTCCAGCCTGACAACACGTATCAGGCCTATGCGCTTTATCAGCATGATTCGGTAATCAGCGGCATTCCCGGCCAAATAGCGGTTTTCCTGTTTTGATTGCGCGTGGCAGTTGTCCTCGTTGAATCGCAGATGGCTTGCCGCGCCGGTGGATCGGTAGTGCCCTGCGTCTACCGCGTTTCCGCTCCAGTCCAACGCCCTGCCGCTTGATATGCACCTTTGCTGTGCCAACTTGTCCCGCAGCCGGATAAAGCTGTTGAACTCGCGCTGCGCCAGCTTGATGCGGTCGGCAATCGACACCATCGCCTCTTTGCGCAGCTTGTCCCGCGCTTTCTCAGCGGCTTTTTTAACCTTGGTGGCTACGGACACCTCCCGATGTGCACAGCGCCAGCCACAGACGGCCTGCATCGGCTGCGTAGGCGTGAATTCCTTGGCGCACTGCCGGCAGGCTTTGGGATGTACTGCGGTCAGCATTCAGG